AAAACTAAAATGGCCTCACGACAAGAAGAACCCAGGCAAGAGTACGAAGAAGAGTACGAATCCGAAATAGAATCAGGAATAGTAAGATTCTTTGAAACAATAACAATAATAGGACTAGTAATGATGGCTTTATTTATAATTGGTAATTTTTTCATGTATATAATAACACCAGGATCGATATGAACGTAGACGAAGTATTACATAAACATAAAATTGTTTTCCGTCATCAAGGCGCGGACTATGTAGTCTTATGTCTAAATCCAGACCATGAAGATACCAACCCTTCTATGCGTATTGATAAGATAACAGGCATATTTCATTGTTTTGCTTGTGGGTTTAAAGGAAATATCTTTAAGTATTACGATACACCTGTTAGTTACCTTGAGATTAAAAGGAATAAGATAAAAAAGAAGATAGAAGAAGTAAGGGCACAGAATATTGGACTTACACCACCTACAGACTTAATGCCATATATTGGCAATTTTAGGGGATTAAAACCTAGAACATATAAAGAATTTGATGCGTTTACACATTATAATTCACAGTTTGTAGGTAGAGTTGTATTTCCAGTAGTAGATATTACAGGCTCAATAAGAGCTTTTATTGGCAGACATATGGATAGAACAGTAGTACCAAAGTACTTAATTTATCCACCTAAAGCCAAGTTGCCCTTATTTCCCTATCATGCTGTTCCTATTTTAGGAAGAGTATTATTGGTGGAAGGAATTTTTGATGCGTTGAATCTTCATGATAAAGGATTAACCAACGCTATGTGTTGCTTCGGCACACAGAATATAAACATGTATAAACTAAACATGTTAAAGTTTTTAGGTGTGCGTCAAGTAGATATTCTATTTGATGGAGACACACCAGGAAGGGAAGCAGCAGAAAGGGTTGCTGACCTATGTGAAAAAGTAGAATTATTGGTAAATATAGTAAAAATGGAACAAGGTTTAGACCCAGGTGATTTGCCAGAAGATAGAGTAAAAAGACTAAAGGAGTACTTATATGACTAAAATAGCTTTAATAGATAAAGCTCCGAACAGAACAGATTTTGTAATGCATTTCAAAAATGAGTTTGAATTTGACCATTATCATCTGTGTAGTGAACAAAAGAAAAAGATTTTAAAAAGAGATGTTGATATTGAAATAGATTTAGATGAATATGATTGGATTATATTAGTTGGAAGTGAAGCATTGCAGAACTTTACAAGAGAAAAATCAATCACAGAGTATAGCGGGAAACTTTTAAATGATAAATATCTCCCAATTATCAATCCCGCTATGCTCACTTTCAAACCAGAAGCAAGAAGAACTTGGGACGAATCTTTAGAAACTGTCATGGGATATATTAAGGGAAAAATAAAACCTGTACAAATAGATGATAAAAACTTTTTTGGGTTAACAGACAAAGAAGAAATTATGGGTTGGCTAGTTGATGCATTAGAAGCCCCAACAGGTTATATATCTTGTGACTGTGAAACAACAGGTTTATTTCCAAGAGATGGACATGTTCTAGGAATAAGTTTAGCATACTGTAGAGATCATGGAGTATATATTCTAAGTGATTCTATTGATGAAGATGTAGAATATGAAATGCAAAAACTATTCGATAAGAAAAAAGTAATCTTCCATAATGCTAAATTCGATTTAGCTATGTTAGAGTATCATTTTGGTTTTAAGTTTCCAAGAATAGAAGATACAATGCTAATGCATTATATGTTAAATGAGAATCCCGGTACTCATGGATTAAAACAGTTAGCACTCAAACATACTAAGTACGGAAATTATGAAAGAGAATTAGAAGATTTTATTACAGGATATTGTAAAAGAAATGGAGTATTAAAGGCTCAATTTACATGGGATATGGTTCCATTTGATATAATGCAAGTATATGCAGCAATGGACGCAGCAGTTACATTTGAACTTTATGAGTTGATGGACGAAGCAATCCATAAAAACTTAAAACTAGTAAGAGTATACAGAGATATACTGCTTCCAGGTATGTTATTCTTAAAAGATTGTCAAGATGCAGGAGTTCCATTTGATAGAAAAAGATTAGAGATCGCACAAAACTTAATGGAAAAAGAAATTCAAGAAGCAATTGATAAGCTATATGAGTTTCCAGAAGTTAAAGTATTTGAAATAGCACAAGGAAAAGAGTTTAATCCTAATAGTACAGTTCAATTACGAAGTCTTTTATTTGATAACATTGGTTTAATTCCAACAGGTAAACTAACAGGAACAGGTCAGAATTCAACTGATGCAGAAGTGTTAAATCAACTCTCATTAGAACATGCAATTCCACAATTAATTTTAGATATTCGTCAGAAGTCTAAAATTAAAAATACTTATTTGGATAAGATTATTCCACAACTTGATAGAGATAGTAGATTAAGAACAAATTTTAATTTACATAGTACAACTTCTGGAAGGTTATCTAGTAGTGGTAAACTGAATATGCAACAGATACCTAGAGATAATCCTATTATTAAAGGCTGTATTAAAGCTAAAGAAGGAAATAAAATTGTTGCTATGGATTTAACTACAATAGAAGTATATGTGGCAGCTGCTTTATCAGGGGATAAAAATTTATGTGATGTATTTAAATCAAAAGGAGACTTTCATAGTTCTATTGCTAAATTAGTTTTTAGATTAACTTGTGAAGTCGATCAAGTTAGAGACTTACATCCGTTTGAAAGACAAGCAGCAAAAGCTGTAACATTTGGAATAATGTATGGAGCTGGACCTCATAAGATTTCTCAGCAAGTAACAAAAGATTCAGGTAAAGACTTTACAATACAAGAAGCGAAAGGAGTAATAACTCAATACTTTAATCAGTTTAATAGATTAAGAAATTGGCTTGATGAACAGAAAGAATATATTGAAGCTAATGCATTTCTGTATTCTACATTCGGCAGAAAAAGAAGATTAGAAAATGTAAAAAGTTCAGATAAAGGTATAGCAGCACATGAAGTAAGAAGTGGAATTAATTTCTTAGTTCAATCTGTAGCTTCGGATATTAACCTATTAGGAGCAATAGATATGAATAATTATATTAAAGAGCATGAATTAAAAAGTAGAATATTTGCACTTGTTCACGACTCTATTTTAGCAGAATGTCCAGAACATGAAATAGAAGCTTATAGTACTAAACTTAAAGAATATATGCAAAAAGATAGAGGAATATACATAAACGGCGCTCCTGTTGGTTGTGATTTTGAGGTGGGAGATGATTACTCATTTGGTAAATTTGAAAAAATGTATGCTTGACCTAAATATAAAGTTTCCAATTTGGGTAATAAATTCTAATAATGTATGGGAACAAGATGGAATAGTATTTATAGATAATACAGTACTAGATGATTTAAACCAAAAAGGAAGTACCTTGGGGAAACGTCGGTTACAAACACCCTTAAAAAACTTGTTTAATTTGAAATTTCAAATAGATAACTATATAGGGTTAATTAAGCATCGAGGAAAAAATTATATAGATTCAAGTGGAAAACATATTTATTATGAGAAAACGAAATATACACCATTAAAATGTCATAAAATTATGAGAGTAGAAGATCATTTACTATCCTCTACAGTTTGGTTAAAAGATATTACATTTTCATTTAAGGTTAAACGCCCACCATCAAGTAAAAAATCATGGGCACAAGTATTATATCTAAACGGATTACCGTGGCTGATATATAATTATTTAGAACAAAGAGTAGAAGATACTAGAAGAAAAGTATGAAAATAGAAACACAAATAGTAGTAGTAGCTTTTATTATTCCTTTTCTTTGTTTGGTTATAATTATTTTAAGTATGTTGTTAATAAATTATTTCTTATGAAAGCAGTTTTAAGTAATAGAATTTATTTATCTGTAGATGCAACTCATCAAGAGTATGTAGACAAGGAGTTAACATATACTATTCCTAGTCATGATCCTAGAGATCCGCCTATTACTATTAAAAATATGGGCATAATTCGACAAGGATTAGTAACTATTCCTAGTGGTAGAGAAGATTTAATACCTAAAGATTATGAAATAGTTGATAAACGAATTAAAATACCAATGGAGTTCCCAGAATTTCAGTATGAATTACGACCTAGTCAGGAAGATGTTTTTAATCAGGTGAATGACAGTTGTATAATAAACGCTTGGGTAAGTTGGGGAAAGACATTTACTGCGTTAGCAATTGCAAAAAAACTTGGACAGAAAACTTTAGTTGTAGTTCATACTTTAGCGTTATTAAAACAGTGGGAAACTGAAGTAAAGAAAGTCTTTGGGATACAAGCTGGAATTATTGGAAGTGGAAAGTTTGATATTGATAGTCCTATTGTGATTGGAAGTGTACAGTCTTTATACCGTAGAATTCCTGCAGTTTCTGACAGATTTGGAACCGTGATACTTGATGAGATGCATCATGTTAGTAGTCCAACTTTTGGAAGAATAATAGATAAAAATAAATCAAAATATAAGTTAGGACTGTCAGGCACAATAGAAAGAAAAGATGGTAAACATGTGGTATTTAGAGACTATTTTGGACAAACAGTACTAAAACCACCAAAAGAGAATTATATGATGCCTAAGGTGGATATTATACATTCGGAGGTAAGATTTTTAGATGGACAACACATACCGTGGGCTAATAAAGTAACCCATTTAACTCAGCAAGAAGAATATATTCATTCTGTCGCAATGATAGCTAGCAATTATGCAGCTAGAGGACATAAGGTTTTAGTAGTTTCAGATAGAGTTAACTTTCTAAAAATTTGTGCTAGACTAAGTGGAGATGAAGCAATCTGTATAACAGGAGATATACCTCATCAACAAAGACCAGATATGATGAAACAAATCTGGAAAGAAAAAGATATCCTTTATGGAACACAGTCTATATTTTCAGAAGGTATTTCATTAGACTGTCTTAGCTGCTTAGTTTTAGCAACACCTGTTAATAATGACCCACTGCTCACTCAATTAATAGGTAGAATAATAAGAGTAGAAAAAAATAAAAGACAACCTGTTGTAGTAGATATTAATTTACAAGGTAAAACCGCAAGGAAACAAGCTAACAATAGAAGAGGGTATTATATGAAACAAGGATATGAAATAAACCACCTATGAAAAAATACTTCTTGACAACAGGTTAAAATTTTAGTATAATATAATGATACAATATAACTGGAAAAAGATTCTCAAAGATAGTAAGAATAAGGTATCTGATATATTGCTGATAGTATGGTATGTTACCTATGGGTATCCACCTACCAGTAAAAGAGATAGACTATTTAAGTTCTATGGAAAGAACTATTCGGGAGACAGTTTTTTGATTTATCCCGAAGGAATCTATAAGTATCGAAAGTCTGCTTCAGATTCGGAATGGGCAGCATACATTGGAGTAGCTTCTTATAGAAGCTATAACGAGTATTTAATAAATAATAAATTAACAATTGAGGTAGAACGAGTACCGAAACGACTTCAGCCTATAATAAATAAAAACAGACTACTTAAAATAGAAGATGGATATATCCATTTTCTATATGAGAAGTCATATTTGGAGAAATAAAAATGGCATTAAAATTTGCAGAATTAGAAGGGAAGGCTAAAAAGTCTTCTATCAATCAATTTCAATACGTAGATGGGGACAATATTGTCCGTATGGTTGGGGACGTGCTTCCTAGATATGTATATTGGATAAAAGGTGAGAACGCGAAAAATATTCCTATGGAATGTTTATCCTTCAATCGTTCAACAGAAACCTTTGATAATAAAGAGAAGGATTGGGTAAAACAATATCACCCAGAAATGAAGTGTGGCTGGTCTTATGCCATACAATGTATAGACCCTAGAGACGGACAAGTAAAAGTTCTAAATCTAAAGAAAAAATTACTAGAACAAGTAATGTTAGCAGCAGAAGATTTAGGCGATCCTACTGATCCTGAAACTGGTTGGGACTTACATTTTAAAAGAATTAAGACAGGTCCAATGGCTTTCAATGTAGAGTACCAATTACAAGTACTTAGATGTGAAACCAGAGCATTATCAGACGAAGAAAAAAAGGCTGTAGAAGAACTTAAATCAATGGATGAAGTTCTACCTAGACCTAGTCCTGATGCTCAAAAAGAACTATTGGACAGAGTTAGGGCAGGATCAAGTGATGCTCCTGCTGAGGTAGAATCAGAATTTAAGGACAACGGCGAGAAAAAGTGGTAGTACTTTTTACAGCAGATTGGCATTTAAAACTAGGACAGAAGAATGTCCCGTTAAAATGGGCAAAGAATAGATATTATGAGTTCTTTGACCAAATACGAAAAATAGAAAAAGAGGTTGATCTGCATATTATTGGGGGGGATTTATTTGATAGATTACCCTCAATGCCCGAACTAGAATTATATTTTGCGTTTATAAGCGGAGTAGAAGTTCCAACAATTATATTTGATGGAAACCACGAAGCTACTAGAAAGAATCAAACATTCTTTTCACAGTTAAAATATGCTAGTGAAAAACTGAATCCACTTGTGGAGATAGTTGATAAGATACAAAAGAGAGATAGCTTTAGTATTCTGCCTTACTGTGAGTTACATAATAACTGGAATCCAATACTAGATTTAGATATAAGGAAACCTTTATTTACACACGTAAGAGCTTCTATCCCACCCCATGTAACCCCAGAAATCGATTTGGCAAGGTTATCACAATTTCCTATAGTATTTGCAGGAGATTTACATAGCCATTCTAATACTCAATTAAATATAGTATATCCTGGTAGTCCTATGACTACACAGTTTCATAGAACAAAAGTTAAAACAGGATATATTTTAA